AAAACTGCTACAGAAGGTTCAATTCTATCAACTCTAGGGTTTTTAATTGCTTGAGAATCATTTATTTTAAGCTGACCTAAAAAGTTTTGTGGTTGATCTTCATCTACAACATCATTGCCTACACGAAACCCTGTGTTACGACCAGCTTTATATTGATAAACTAAATCTCTAAGTTTATATTGAAACCCTGTTTTATCACATATCCCTAAAGAATATTTATCTGTAGCATAAGCCATAGTATTTTTTAATTACCTAAATAAAAAGTTTGATGAGGTACAAAACGAGCAGTAGAACTATCTGTATCTTCNCCCGCAGCTAACTCAAATTGAAATTCATATTCTTGTTTTAAGGCTGAAACTCTATTTGCAACCTCTGGTCTTTTCATTGCAATNTAATAAGCTAAACCTGAAACTAAACAAGTTGCAAATCTTGGTGGAACAAATGATGTTGTGTCACCAGATATTCCTGAAGCCATTCCATCAATACTTACTACTCTATANTATGTTAAAGTATAAGTTGCATTATCAGGAACCGGCCATAAAGTTACATCAACTTTACTAGCTAATCTTTAGGACAAAAATTTGTGTAGGNCGAGCNTGCATATTTTTATTAGTTTGTTGAGAGTANGTTGCAACACTNACACGCTGTATTGCAATGTCTTGTTGATTTGTTCCTGTGCCTGTTCTAATCGAATGCTCAATAAGGTCAATAGTGTCGGTAGGCATAGTATAAGTTGAAGTGCCTTGCGATAGAGCTTGAGTACCTTCTGCAATTGTCCATAAATTAAGTCCACGATTACCCCACTCTAATGTTAATAAATTAAAACTCCTTCTTATTGTTTTTAAATCATAGCCAGTTCTCATTACTAAGCCAGCTCTTTCATATGCTTCTTCAAATAATTCAGGAAGACCGGGTACTACACTTGCCATTATCTAGCTCCTGTTAAATAAGAACCTAAACCAGTTAACATAGCTGGTGTAGATGCAAGACCCAATGGATCGCTGTTTAAGCCTCCTGTGGGCAGTCTTGGTATTCTTTGTGGGTATTGACTAGGTAATCCACCTTTACCCATAGGAGGTCTTCCTATGCCACCCATCATAGGCATCATTGGTCTAGGCATCATTGGTTGTTGAACTGGTTGTTGTGTTTGACTACCTTGATACTCACCAAACCTATCTGTAGCCATTTGACTTATTTCATTTATAAATTGATCTAATTTAGCTACACCTTCTTCTTGAACCATTGGAGCAAGACCAGACTTTAAAGGCTGTAATAAAGACATTATGCCACCAGTATTATATTTCATAAGATCATCATAAGTCATTTAACCTAGTTCTCCTTGTCTTTTTAAATAAAATAAATAACCAACCCACATGATTACAAATCCTATTATAGTACATAAAAATATAATTCCAAGAATATTAAAAAATTTTCTACGAGCTTCAGCTTGAGCATATAAAGTTTCTTGCCTTTCCTTTCTTATTTTTGATTGTAGCTTTAGTAACTCACTCCATGCTTGCGGCCCATGAACCATATTAATCCAACTACGCAGTTCATCTTCCATTGCTTCTGCCTTTTTTTTAGCAGCAAAAGCATCCATTGCTTCTTGTTCAACAGAAGATCCTGCAAACAACTTTTTAAAAACAGGTGGATTTTTAGAAAGTTTTTCAGCCTGATTAATATCAGACACTGCTCCCATCCCCCTGCCGATATCTCCATACATGGCTTCAACATCCCGCCCTGCTTGGAAACCTTTTTTTATTAGGTTAAATGCCGTTGTAGCCGTAACAATAGCTGTGACAGGATCTACCATTCATCAGCCGTTCTTTCTAAACTGACCACCTTTTGTGGCAGCTCCCATACCTCTACACATTGATCCACCATGAGCCTTTTTAATAACTTTATCACTTCCTGTCTTTACACTTTTTCCTAATGATCTTTTTATTTTACCCCTATTTTCTTTATTCATACGAATAGATGTTGGCATAGGATTAGGAAAAGCTGTATTACCGGGTTGAGTAGAGCTACTTCTTACTAGTTTTTTAATAGCTTTTTTAACATTTTTAGAAAATTTTTTATTAGGATTAACACGAGTTTCTAACATAGATTTCATTAATGTTTTTGGAGGCTTAACTTCTTTTGTTTTACTGCTCATTTTTTTTTCATTTTCTTTTTGACAGAACCACCTTTTTTCATAAAGCCCATCTTATTGCGAACTTCTGTAGGTAATTTACTTAATCCTTTTTTAGATGAAGGAACAGATTTTAATTTTCCACCACCACCTTTTTTCATTAAGCCACCACCTTTGATGCCTTTCATGTCCATACCACCTGCTTCCATCATTTCAAGCAATCTTAATTTTTCTCTTAATGACATTCCTTTAGCAGAGTTACGAACTCTAGGATCTTGCATTCTTTTACGTCTTTTCATGCTTAATGCATCACCCTTTGCTAATTTTTTTATTGGCTTTTTCTTTGGTGGTCTTCCTACCTTTGAGCCATATGTACCTTTTCCTTGAGGCATAACGTTATCTCCTTATGATAAAAATATAGTTAATTGATTACTGCTTCCTGTAAATGCACTTATATAAGCACCATTTTGAGCTAGTAGTCCATTATCAGGAATATTAAGATGATGAATGCCAGTAGGAAAAGTTTGAGTTAATAAAACTGCTCCACTAGCACTTCCATCTTTTATTGTAAAAGCACCCGCTGCATCTGCAAATATAATTACTTGTCTAATACGAGATCGCTGCGCACCCACAACTGCTGCACTTGTACCTTGTGTCCAGTTAAAAGCTCTTACATCTGATGATGACATTTGTATCTCCCATTAAGCTAAGTTAATGTTTTGTTGATACAGAATTGTAATNCTACACTCTCCTGCATTAGTNGCGGCAGAGTTAGTTACATTCATTCTTACATCACTTGTGCCAACATCTTCCCAAGCCAATGCTCCTCCTGCTTTCGTAGTTGGATATTGTCTTCCTGCTGTTGTACCAATTGTATAAGCATTTACAAATGCAGTTGCGGCTCCACCAACTGCACCAACACTTATATTTGTTGTAGCATTCGCGGCAGTTATAATATCAAATACAATATCAATGATTTGTGAGTTTGCTGGAATAATCATATCAGTAGCTTGAGCTGCAATAGCACCACCTGATAAATCAATAGCATGAGTTTGTGCCATTACAACTTGACCTGTATTTTTCATATTAGTGCCAACTGTAGTGCCAGTAGTATTTTTGATAGTTCCAGCTTTTATTGGGCCGGAAAAAGTTGTAGTACCCATATTAATTCTCCTGTTTGGGTTAATCTATTACATTAGTGTAATAGTCAGAAAAAAAGTTCACTTGAACTTTTATATAATAAAAAAGGGTGACAATCAAGTCACCCTTTAATATTTAATTTATTTATGCTCCCGGTGAGCCGTAGACACCTAACGGATCAGATACACCAAAGCTGTATCTTTCTCTCGCTTTATATCTTACGTTACCAGTATCAAAATCGCCATCCATAGATGTTTGCATTGGAGTACGATTAAACATTTTCATGCCATTAGGAACATCTGTAATGATATAAAAACTATCTGCATCTGTTAAGTAATGGTTTACTCTATATCCTTCAGGAATAGTTCCATTAGTTTTAAGTGCATTAATATCATTATCAGCAGTACCAACTCGTAAGTCTGTCTGCAATAATCTAGTTGCAATAAACATTGAACTTGGTGGAACAATCAACTTTCTTGGGCGAGCGGCTATTAATAGTCCTCTCTCATCCACATAACCAGCAATATCAATTACTGCTTGTTCAAGTGATGTTTCATTAAGATCAGCATTTGTGCTAGGTCTATTAGCATTAAGTCCACCAGCAACAGTAGGGTGGGAAGCATTAAATAATGTTACACCATCACCTGAATTAAATGATGCGAAACCATTATTTAATATAGCTGCCGCCTTAGTTTGCTTAGTGTATGCCATAGCTCTTGCTAGTGCTTTAGTATATCTTGCAGAAAGAGAATCATAAAGATTATCTTCCATTGCTTCTTCAGTAATACTAAATCCCATTGCAACAGTTTCCATGTTGTAACGAGTGCTGAATGACTCCTGAGCATCATCATAAGAAATAGCAGAACCTTCTGGCTTTACTGGGGCTGCCCCAAATCCAGATAGTTTTACTTCTTCCTCAAAACTTCTCTCTGAAGTTTCTTCTTCATAAATTTCAGCATGTTCGTTTTCATACTTTTCATACTCAAGTCCAAATAAGGCATTGAGTCCCGGTAGTAGTTCCTTTAATAAGGAAGCTCGTGATATAGCCATAGATCAATTCTCCTATGCTGCGCCAGCTATTTTTGATAGCTGATGATAATTAAATTTACATACAAGAATAGGAAAAGCTGTACCTGATTCATCACCTAAATCGCCACCAAGATAATCTATTATCTTAATTGGATTTTTTGCGCTGGTGCTGATTCCTGAAACATTTAATGAAACTCTAGCGATACCAAGTGTGGTATTACCAGCAGTTTGAACAAAGACAGAGTTCTTACCATAAATATCTCTTGTATTGGTGATTGCTGCACTAGCTTGAATTGTAAACAATACGTTTGGATCATCTACCACATAAGCCATTGCATCACTTGCAACAGTGTTTGCCGGCCATATTTGACTAAAAGTCAATTGACCAGAGTTGGGATCTGTATAACGACATCCTAAAAAGATGCCTGCCATATCTATATCGGTACTGGTATCACCAGTTGCTGTCTGTTTTGCAATTGTTGTTGCATTAGAAGCATTTACTAAATGGACTACTTCCCCATGAACGATAGCTGTTGATTCACCAGACTTAATAGGGTATTGCCTAAAAACACTGAGAGAACCAGAATCCATCCTTCCAATAGGTCGCAATCCAAAGGGAGCAGCTGTACTAGACATAATTTTTTTCTCCTTTTAACTGCATTATTAAAATTAAGTAAATAATTATTTATTTACCGAAACTTTTGCGAGTGCTTCGTTCTGGTTTCAAAACTGGCATTCGTGGGTCAGAAGAACGCATATAATTATTATCAACAGATTCCATTTGTCTATTGGTCATATCATTTTGATAATCTCTACGAGCTTCTGTATTTTCAACGGAGTTCTTACAAAGAAGCAAACCTCCAACTTCAACATTACCTTTAAATCTTGAATCTAAATCAGGAACAATTTTAAGTTCAGGATGGTCTTCAGCCTTAACCGGCTCCCAACCTTCACGAAATTTTGAAGAAACATTTGTCATATCAGCCTGTCCATAAGAAGAACTTCTGATCCATCTATACTCAACTCCCTCTTGTGCTTTGGGAATTGGTAGAACAGATGGCTTTTGCCATGTTACTTTTCTCTCGTTAGTAGTGCGAGAATTATCTGATCGTGATGTTCTATCAACCATTTGTTTTTTCCTTCTCTTTTAATACTTGTGCGGCATATTGTTCTGCCGTTAGTCCTAATCTTTTAGCCAGATGTAAAGCTGTCTTAGTCAATTGCACTTTGCGTGATTTACTTGCACTCCTATTAGTGGGGGTAACCACGATACCAGTTTGAGATGTAGTGCTTTTTTCATCTTCAAACTTGTCTGGAAATCTTTTTCGCATGTTTTCATTTAATTGTAAATAGTATTTTTCAGGTTCTATTCTTGGATCAATACCACCCATAACTAAATTTTGATGCACACCATAAGCATAGCCTGTCATTTCATTATCTTTTTGAAACCAATCTTTATTAGTATCAAGCCAATTTTTTTCATATTTATTTAATGGAGCTTGTTGAACTTGTTGCTGTGGTTGTTGTTGTGGTTGAGCAGGTCTGTATTGAGGTTGACCTACTTGTTCTTTAGGTTTTGGTACTGGTTTATAATCTTTTATTTTTGATTGTTCTATCTGTGCTAAATTTAATTTTTGCTGTGCATCAGTTATTTTATCAGGATCACCAGTTTCATATGCTTCTTTAAATTCTTTTTTTGCAGTTTCTAATTCTGCATTAGCTCTGCCTGTAGCTTGTTCAAAGAGAACATTTTCACCATCATTAAGAGTTCTTTTTAATTTTTCATTCTCTCTTTTAATTGTTTCAGCATATTTAATTGCTTCTTCACTTAACCTTGTAGCTTCATCTTTAGCTCTTCTTTCTTCATGGTATTCATATTTTAATTGCTTAATTCTTTTTTGTGCTGAATCACCATGCGTTTTAATTTCATCATCATCAGGGATTTTAGGTTCAGAGCCTTCTGTTCTTTTAGGTCTGTCTTTATCATCTAAAGGTGTGTCATCAATAATTTCAATTTGCATTGCATTATCAACAGAATTATCTGCTGTTTGATTATTATCAATTTCTAATTGATCTTCTTTTTTTTCAGCTACTTCACTCATACTCTTGTATAACCTCTCGGATCATCTATTACTGCTTCAACAGTATCATCATTAATTAAACGAAATTCTTTTCCCATAACTTTAAATCTTGTTCCAGAATAAGAACGGAAGATAACAAAGTCACCTTCTTTACAATAAGCACCATCAGGAAATCTTTCTTTATCTTCATAAGCAGATGAACCTATCTTTACTACAAAGCCTATTATAGATGCTATAGATTCCTGACCTCTTAATTCGTCAGGCATATATACACCCTTTTCGGTTTTCTCTTCTATTTCTGGTAAAGCTATTAAAAGTTTATAGCCTTTTGGTTCAGGTAGTTTTGCTTCTACCTTTTCATCAAGTTCTTTTTTTTGTGCAGAATACATATTCTGTTTCTCCTTTTGCAGTGATTTAAGGCATCACAGTTGCCTTGCAAGGTTTACCCTTGAAACTAATCGTCAGTAATTTTACTCTCTAAATCTAAAATTTCTCTTTCTATAATTGCAAGAGCTTCTACTTTACCAACACTTCTTTGATATTCATCAAAGTTTTTAGCACCACCTATTGTTAGATGATCTGCTATTTCATTCATATACTCTCTTATCTTTTTTTTAACATAATCAAGATTTGGATCAACTACTTGACTCATCTTTTATAATTTCCTTTCCAAGTTCAATTCCAATTTTAGTACCTTCTCTTAAATCTTCTCTTTCATTTTCTTCTAGTTGAGTAGCTACCTTAACTCCTATTTTAGCATTTTCAATATTCTCTTTAACTTTTAATTCATTAGCTTCTAAACTAAGTTTAGCTTTATCAATTTCAATCTTATGATCTAGTTCTTTTTCTTTTATTGTTAATTCTCTTTGTTGTATTTGAGTTAAAGGATCTTCTTGTTGTTTCATTGCTTCTTCTTGTGCAACTTCAGCCTGATCTTTTTTAAGAAGTTTTTCAGCTGCCTTCGCTGCCAACCTTGAAAGCTCTTCTTCAACATCATCAGGCAATGGTTTATCTTCATCTGGTAAAGCTACTCCTAACTGTTTTTCTATTTCTTTTCTATATTGAAATGCAACATGTTCAGTAATATGTGCTGCCATTGAAGATTGTATAGTGGATGCAAATGGTGATTGACCAACAATCTGTTGAAGTTTTGGATCTTCCATTGCAGATATATGTACTGTTATATGAGCTTCATGGTCTTGATATTTAAATGCTTGTACTGGTTCTTGCTTTAATATCATCATATTTTCTGTTACAGGATCATGTGGCTTTATATCATCTGGTAATTTTATAATATCATTTGCATCTTTAATACCTAATACTTCAAGCATCTGTCTGTGCAGTTTACCCATATCATACAACTGTGGAGCACCTTGAGCTAACTGAATGGCTGTTTGATATTGCATTACTCTTTGTGCCATAGTAGATGCATTTGGATCACTTACTGGTATTACATCAACTCTAGAGTCAAAGTCTTGTGTTCTTGAGAAGTTACCTTCCATTTCATATGCATATTCTTCTGGCATATAATCTCTTATTATGCCTGAAAGTATTCTTAATTCTTTCTTTAATGATGCGTGAAGTCTTGCTTGAACTCCTGACATTACTTTCATTGATCTTTCCATCAATGCTAATGTTGTTCCTACTGGTGCTTGTGGGTTCATATCACCAACTTGAAGATCTGCAACAGAACCTATTCTTCTACCTTCTTCTACAATATTTCCAAGCAATTGATATAAAACAGAAGATGGTTCTTTATAAGGAATAAAT